TTAATGCACCAACCTTTTGAGCATTTCCCCAAGTAAGGCCTTCTGATAAACCTTCAAAACCTGCCATAATTGTTGAATATGCCATAGTTTCATCTTCATTCATACCTCTTGCTTTAGCATCATCTTGATATGAACCTTCTGAAACAGCGAACTGTGTCAATCCACTTGCAACCTTTCCTCCTGCTGTTCCCATAAGGAATGAAGGTAATAATTGTCCAAGTGTTGGCATAATTTTGTCATTTACAAAACTTCCAACTTCGCCTTGTTTCTTAGCATCATATGATGCTAATGAATCCTGGCTATCCATTCGGCTATTAAAAGATTCCAAAGGGTCTGTTAATTTTTCCTTATTTTCATCTATCCATTCTTGTACTTTAGGATTTGAACTAACTAATTTATTCTTTTTTATTCCCCATGCTGCCAAATTGATAATACCTTTAGCCGCATCAGAAGTTGCCTTACCTGCATTATCAGTAAGTGTCTTTTGCCAATCTCCTAGTGTATTTCCAATTCTTTCAACGAGTGGAGTATTCTTCTTGTACTCTTCTGCTTTCTTTTGAGCCTCCTCAGCTTGTTTTTTAACAAGTTCTGGATGTTCTTCTTGATACTTTTGATATTGCTCTTTAGTCATTAAAACATTTTCATTATTGTTTTTTTGATAAACAGATTGATATTTTTGAAAAGCCTTTTTCTCCGCTTCGCTTACTGGTATACTTGACTTTTTAGGTCCGACAGTCGAATTTGCACCTCCAGAAGTTTTCTGCATATATGAATCATAATACTTCTTTTCTTGGTCTGATAAGCTATTGTAAGCAGTATTGTGAGCATTAGCACCTCTCTCAGCTTTCTTTTGTTGCTCCTGTTTTATTAACTCCGACTCTGAACTTTCGCTAGTAGAATATAATTTTTCTTGATTTTCATGTAACTGCTTTGCATAACTATTCGCCTGTTCAATTGTATCAAATTTTCCCAAATATTCTCCTGTTTTGTGATAATGTGCTATTGCCTCATCATCAGAAACAATTTTACCATTTACAACTGTAGGTATTAATATTTCTTTTCCATCTTCGTTGAAGGACATTGATCTAACCGTACTTATAGAACCATCTGAATTTTTAACAACTGGTCTATTTGTAAGGTCAATATTACCTAAACCGTATTTATTTTTATTATAACTTGAATTAGCAGTCTGATTATTGCCTGTATTAGATGTTATCGTTTTATTATTCGTATTAGATGTATTTGTAAATTTCTTGTTTGTTTCAAATGTTGTTGGATTCTCTCGATTCTTTTTCCATTTATCATAAAATTCATCAAAACTACTACGACTAGATGTGTTTTGATTCTGTGAAATTGAACTATTATTAGTATTAGATGATGTTGCTAATCCATTTTGACCTTTTTTCCATCTGTTATAATATTCATCAAATGTCATACTAACCTCCTTATATTCTGTTTTGTGCTATACTATACAATTTTTCAGCTTGCTCCTTAGTAATTGCTCCAGAATTATATTTGCTAGCAATTAAGTTTCTACCACTTATTCCTGACATCTTAGAAACAGAACTTAATAAAGAGTTATACAATTTATTTTGTGCTGCTGTTCCAGATTTTTCTACAGATTTCTTGCTTGAAGAAGAATTTCTTGAACTTGAAGATTTACTATTCAATGCGTTAATTTGTGCTGTAATATATTGCATTTCTTTTTCTGCCTTTCTCTTCTGTAGTTCAAGCTCTTGCATCTTAAGATTAAATTCTTTTTCTCTTTGCTCTCTTTCATAATTAAAGTTGTCCCACCATTTTTGATTTTCAATTTCTTGATTGATTTGTGCCAAAACATTTTGATATTGATTATTGTACCTATCAGTATTTTCAGCAATTCTTTGCTCTTTTTCTTGCATAAGTGTACTTCTATAATTAAAAGCTTGTAAACTTAAGCTTAATTGCTCGTCCATTGCTTTTTCAGCTATTTCAGCTATTCTTGCATCGTTTGCATTTCTTGCTTGTATAATTGAATTGTTAACGTTAATCAAAGCTTTGTTAAGACTTTCTCTTGCAGATGTATATCTATTTTGCATTGCAAGATATTTATTTGTTCTTTCATTTTCATTGAAACCTGAATTTATCAAACCATTTGCAGCTAATTCCTCTGCTCTTGCAGAATATGGATTTATCTGTTTCATATAGTCAGCATATGCCGCTTTTTGTTCACGTAGATAATCTTTTTCCGTTTGCTCCTTTGTTTGATTGATTTCATTTAACGTTTGATTAAGACTATTATTTTGTATTTCAGTTTGTTTATTTGCCCAATTCTTTGAATTTTCTATTTGATTATCATAATAGATTTTAGATTCATTTGCTAATGTATCATATCTGTTTTTTATCTCGCTTTCTTTTTGAGCTTGTTCATTTCTGACACCAACAAGTCTTGAATCATTGTAATCGACCTCATATTTGCCAGCCATTATTTACCTCCTATCTCTTAATGTAAGAACCTACAAAATATTCAAAATTTAATCTATAAAAACTGAATCTCGAGCTTGAAGAAATCTTGAACTGTATGTTTCTCCATTTTTTCTTTTTAACCACAGGTACAATATAGTCCTTCGAATTTTGAAATGTCCCTATGCTTTCAAAATTCGATTCGTCAGTTTTAACTGATAAATCAATACTGTTTCCTGTAAAATCAATCGTAAACCCTTTTTTATTTGTGCTCTTCTTAAGTTGAGGATATCCGCATACATCCTTAGTTGTACATATATAAGAATTAACGTTTGACGTTGTATCTGTTAATGAATATATACCGTCAGATGTTCCAATATATAAAACATCATCTTTTATAACCGTACATATTACAGATTTTGATAATTCCCAATAGAACCACTCATATTCATTATGTGTTTTATTAGTAAACATAGCTTGACTATCAGCCAAATAAATATGACTACCTACAATTACAAGTAGATAGCCTCTCCATTCTTCAAGTATTAAATTTTTATAATTTGACTCTTTTAGTAGTTTTGCATCTATTAAAGAGCTCCTATGTGCTAAAACTTGTTCTGTTGTTACATCTCCATTGATTCCTTCCATTCCCCTATCTGAAAAGAATATAATATCATCATTAAAGTTTATTCCAGTAGCAACACATCCAATTGAAATACTTGAATGATTACTTGGGTAGCATTTACCTTGTTCTGAGTCAATTACTGGAGTATGGTAGAAAACTGTTGTATTTGACTGGCTAGGCTCTTTGAATACCCATAAATTATTATTACCTGCAACCATTGCTTTAACTGGAGAAAGGTCAAGTCCTTCTTGATAAAAATCTCCTCGTGTAACATATCTTGGATTATCAAGCATACAAGGGAAAATTGAACTTGGATAATCTTGATTTCCACTAAAGAATACACGATTATCGAACACAGTTAGCAATGTACACTTATTTATAATATCTCTATCACCAGAAATTGTACTTTCAAATTCTATAATAACATTATCATGTCCATCAGAAAGTGGAGCTTCCGGAGCTGTACTAAATACAACAGTTCCATTGGTTGTATTTACTGTAAATCCAGTAGTAACTTCAACATCATCAACCCAAACTCTGACAGTAGAACTTGAAAATGTCTCGACATCACAATCATATATTGTACTCGTACCATCTGCGACAAAACTATTCTTTCTTTTTCCTGTTAAAATGTTATATTCCTCATGTGGTGTTCCACCACCAGATGGTGGTTTTGATATAGATGTCGTTGGTACATATCCAACAACTTCACTAACTGTTAGGCCATTATATTCAAGATAATTTATTCCATCTTTTATATATAGTATATTGTTATAGATAAAACTAAAACTTCTTCTTGGATTCATTCCACTTTGTTTAATACATGTTTTAGTGTTTGTATCAAAATTATAATCATAAAGAGATGTCCCAGAATGAATTATGAAATGATCCACATTATTTACTCTGTAAAAAAATATTCCATATACATTTTCACTTGTTTCAATTACTTTTGCTAATTCTGGTCTTGTTTCAATCGACTTTCCCAAATTAGCATAATTTCTCCACATATTAAGCATATCTGGACTTCTACTTATATTTATTTCTTTATCAGAATAGTCTACACCTCTTATATCGCTATAAATTCTGGTGTTTATTGAACCTATAGTATTTTTAGAACTCATCTATACCACCCTCTATTTCGATTATTCCAGTATCTTCTCTAGTATCTAATAACTGCAATCCTTCTCTGTATTTATTCAAATATACTTGACCATAATTTGCAGATACATCGTTTTCTAACAACTTTGCAGCTATACCGTTTTCCATTATAGGAAATAATTCATCAGATAATTCAAATTCATAAGAATCGTCAGTATTACTCGTTATCGGAACAGGATTTTTATAATAAGTTATTATTGCTGTACCTGTTTCTAGAAACGTTACATATCTCTTTAGAATATCAAATTTTACACCTGTTATTTTGATTAGTTGTCTATAATTATCAAGTTCTTCTTGTAAATCAATAGTTTCATTTGCTTCAACTGATAAACTAGTCCTATTTACAAGACGTTTTAACTCACATATTTCGAACATAATACTATTAACCACAATATTGATTTTGTTTCTTATATCAACATCATCTGTATGTCCAGTTGCACTTGAATTATATTCTTCAATCATGCGTAAAACGTTATCCTTTATTTGCTCCAGTGTCATTTTTGTTACCTCCTAAAATATCATAGATTTTTTTAGCTTCTTCAACTGTAACCATTTTATATTCACTAATTACAAAACCTTGGTGTTGAACATATACAAGTAACTGTCCTTTTTTTAGTTCAAGTTCTTGATGAATTGTATCATTTTGTTTCATACCATTCTTGTATATTCTACTTGAATTAATATCAGTATATAAAATACCATCTTCGATTCTTTGCTTTACATTTATTTTGAAATTTTCTTTTCCTTCCTCATTGTACATAGAATCATTGTCATCGCATAATTCTATATTATCTCCGTCATATATATATCCACCATAAAAATGTGTATTAGGATGAATAAAATACTTAGTTAAAATTCCTAATTTTTTAAATTTCTTATTTTTTTCTTCCAATTTTAAAACCCTCCTTGAATTTTTGACTTGTCTCGAACAAGTATCTTTTATTACTGTTTTACCAATTTAAACTACAAAAATATAAAAAGGCCAAATTAATGGCCTCTACCTTTTAAAATTTTAGTATATAACGGCTGCCTTAACTGCAACATTTTGTGGAATTAATTTAACCATTCCTTTATCTGCATATACAGCAGATTCTAATTTAATAATTGCAAAACCATTTGCTGGAATAGATTTAACTAAATCAGTTGATGCTGATGTATATCCTTGAGTAGTAGGTGCTTTTACAGTAATTGTATAAGCATTTGAGCCGTTAGTATTTTGCACAATTATATATGTTTCCATATCACGTGATGGAAGTTTAAATTCCATTCCATCTGCTGCTGCTGTTGCAGCTTCAAATTCAATTGCTGTTATTTTATTGAAATCACCTTTTTGTGGTGTTAATGTTTTTACTGCCATAATATAAATCCTCCTTTAATAAAAAAATGAGCCTTAGAATCGATTCTAAGGCCTCGAAAATTAATGAACTTTTATAACATACATTTCTTTTCTTCTCATTAGCTTAGCTCCATAGTTATGTAATCCTTTTACAACTTCACCAAATTTCTTTTCTCTTGGAGCATGTTCCATCTTGTTTACACAATCTACGAAAGCAGTTGCTCTTTTTGTTCTTATCATCTCATAATCATCTGTTCCGTCATTATATAAATTGTTAGACATTCTTAAATAAATATTTGCATATTTACCTAATGCAGAATTCTTAATATAGTCATTGTTGTCAGTAAATAAAGAAGCTAATTTACTTTGTAATATAACACAATGCTCTGGATTTAAGTCAGCAGCTAATGGTTCCTTTTGTGATACACCATTTTTGTATAATTTGATTCTACCTGCATCTATTGGTGCAAGTGGATTTACTTCTGCTGATATATCTGTAGAAGAGCTCATCATATTTGGGTCAGCATCTTTTGCCAACTTACCAACAAATTTATCAGCACTTGCTGCTAATGCATATTTTGCTTCATCGAATTCAGCATTAAAAAATTCAGGGTCAGCTTGTGCTTTATCAATATCCTCTACTGAAAAAGCTACATAATCAGATTCGGTAATATCGATATATTGATTGTTATCACCTAAATCCTCAATTTCGATATCACTACCATCGTATTTTTTAACTGTAGGTCTATTAACTCCAGTTACACAAACTCTATCTCCTTTATTGAAATCTTTCTTGTCAAACTTATAATCGCACCAATTAGCTAATATTAAATCGTTACGAATTCCTTTTTCAACGTATGATGACCAATATACTGGTATAAAATTCTTCATAATAAAATTCTCCTTTCATTGCCAAGGAAAACGTATTACCAATGTTTCATAGACTCCTGTACAGCTTTAAATATTTCTGGATTATTATAATCTTCTTTTGAAAGCTGTGCAGCTTGCTCTGGGGTGTATAGCCTTTGTGTCTTATCATTACTATTATTTGCCATACTTCCTAATGGTTTTACTTCCTCCTTCGGCTGTCTTTCTTTGTAAAAATCATAAATTTCTTTTGCTGAGAACTTGCTACCTTCAAACTTCTTTGCAAATTCTCTATATTCTTTACTTTCATATACCTCTTTTTTAGCTCCATTTTTCAAAAGTTCCGATGTTGTTTCATATTCGTTTCTTTTTTCTGCTAAAAATTTGAAAGTAAGTTTTTCACGTGCTGACATATTGTCTGCACCTTTTTTTGATAATCTTTCAGTTTCTTCAATAACTTCGTCTATTCCCATATCAGAAATTTCATCTGCATCCATTCTGGCAAGCTTCATAAGGTCATCTTGACTATATCTTTGCTCAACCACATCAGGAATAGTAACACCATTATCTTCATAGTATTGCTTTAACTTATCAGCGGCATCATCAATATCATTGGCTTGAAGTCCATATTTAAGTACATTATCAATCTTTGAATATTTCTTGTCGTACTCTTCCCTTACACTTCTTTCCTTTGCAGATACTCGCCTTTGTATTATTTTGTTAACATCTTCTTGATACTCTGGATTCTCACGAAGTAAATCTTTAAAAGATTTCTTTTCAGGAACATCTTGATTATCATTATTTTCTACATCCTGTTGATTATTGCTATTAGCATTTCCATCAACATTTTCCACAACTTCTTCTGCAGATTGTGTATCTGTGTTTTCAGTTTCGCTATTACGTAATAGCTCTTCATTTTTTTCATTTTCCATAATAAAACCTCCATTTTAAGTCAGAGTGTGACTAATATAGCCTAAGCTTTTTAGCACGTCTTAGTATTGGTGCAAAAAAAGAAACACAATATATAGTAAAGTGTTTCTTACTTTTAGTATTGGCTGATAAAAACCATTTAACTTACGATTATAGGGATTAGTAAGCACCAAACTTTATTGAACAGGAACTTCATCATCAATCATTTCCGATTCAGTATATTCAGCAGATTCAGATGGGTTGTATTCTGAATATTCTGCATTATCAATCAACTGTTTAGCAATAATTGCCTTTTTCTGAACTCTCTGTGCAATTTCATCTATTTTCCTTTGTTGTCTTTCAATTTCTGCAATAGCATCGTTCAACTTCTGTTTGTTTATTGTAGCATCATCATCTAAAACTTTTGAAAGAACTTTAAGCTCAGGTAATCTTTGTGCTGTAAAATATCCACCCTCAAGTAAATTTTCGTATGTTCTTTCTTGTGCAAATTTATCATACGCACTCTTTGGAGTGATATCAATTTTTGCAGAAAGTCTTAGCTCTTCCAATACATACGTAGGAACGTCTATAACTCTAATTTCAACTTGGTCAGTATCTTCATTTACAATTTCATCTTCTAACTTTAAACTACCATCTGTGTAAGCAACAATCATATCAAAGAAGATTCTAGCTAATTCTTCTAATGCTCTTTTTAAATATGTTACTTGTTCTGTTAAAGGCATATTAGCTGCATCTTGTACTGCAACAATTGCCTTACCAGAAGCATCTTCTGGATTAACTGAACCTGTTGCTATATCACTAGCACCCTCTAAATCTCTTGTAGTTTGAATTAAATCATTCTTTAATCGTTCAATATCAAAACTCATTTGAACAGGTTGTGTAGTGTCAAAAACCTGCTTAATATCTCCAATTGTTTCTCCTTTAACTTTTAT